GTTGGCTTGGCGAAGTCGATCCTATCCCCGAAGGGGAAAGGATTAGAGTTTGCTAAACGAACTTTCATGGATGGAGTTGATATTTCACCAATTCCATTCAGAGAACAAGTATCGGTTCATGATTCTGCTTATAAAATAAGAGATTTCATGACGAAATACAAAATGTCTCCTCTGTCAGTCCTAAGATTTTTAGGTTATGGTCACAAAGTTGATCCCACAAAAAATAACATGGTTAACCATGTGATGAGAATTATCACCTTGCTTCCTTCAAATTCCGATGACCTGTTAAGGTTATTCGTTATGAATGAAACATGGTTACAATTACCTAATGAATACGTACCTAATCATCAAATGATGAAGCTACTATTTAACACGGTGTACGGTGATATTATTCGAATCCATCGAGATTCTAAGAGATTGTATTATGATCTTTTAGGTTTCTCGGCTGGAATAGGAATGATGTCATCAGGACCGTGGTCATCAGACTCTGACAAGATCTATTATGCAGTTTATCATCCTCTTATTAAGAGGGCGTTAGCTGATTTAGATCGAATCAAACTAAAAGCAAAATTCTTCGAATTTGAGTATCAGGATTTAGCGGTGACGGTAAACGATTCTTATTGGGATATTTTCTGAAAAGACCACTTGCCCTCTAAGAGGAAATTATTACCCATGGCGAATTTCACCATGCAAAGTAATAAACTCCTTTCAGAGATCCAAGTTGATCTATTGATGAAACCAGTACCTGTAGATAAGCCAACTCCCCGATTGGGGCTGGAAGCTAAAGCTACATTAGTACTATGGAATCAATGATCAAATAAGCTAAATAAGACATTTAGAGCGCAAATTAGAACCTAAATATTTAAAATCTATCGATGATTAGATTCTTTATAAACTTCTTAAAAACTAGGGCAGCGATGGGGAAATCCTCATTCACTACTCAAGGTATAAAAGGAGTATATCGAGCAAATTCATCTTTATCCGGAGGACCGTCTTTTAGATTCTTCAAATATCTTCTGAGAAGAAGACTTTTGGTGAGTTCTTTTAAGACGTTACTGGGATCACAAGCGGTGTTATTGGCTATAACATCTCTTGGGTTCCTGGTGTTCTCTGGAATAGATTCCCAAATAAAAGGGAGATGGGAAGACTTTAAATGGCCTTTCTCTTTCGAAACCGTAAGTGCTACAATTACTGTAGTATTTATGGTAAATTTTGGTTGGACCTTACTGATTCTCTTGAATCATTATTCGGATTTAGTTTCCCTGTTTAATACAGTGGATTCTTCATCTTGAGTAAATGTATTCTCGAGTATGTGTGCCTTTTGGCATACAGCAGTATGGATGATGGGGTATGAATTTATTTCTACTCTTGTCACCGATCCAACAAAACTATTCGAAACAAAAGCTAGTTTAGAGTTAATCCTGGGTTTTAACAACATTGGTATACTGTTGCATGATGCAAGTAAATTCTTATTAGGATGTCTTCCTACTGGAACAATCACAACGTGGTTATTCCAAAAGTTAGATATTTCTAGTAATTATTTATATAGTGCGGCTGCTTTCCTTCCGAAAACCTTGGCTTATGCCTGGTTAGTAAGCTGGAAAACTGTTGCATTATACATCACACCAACGGTGCCAGTAATGTTTCAACCCTTTGTTAATGCTGTAGTAGCACCCGCTGCGAAAACATTGACATTTTCTTTCTTAGTTTGGCTGATTAGAATCCTTTTTTGGTTTCTAGTCAGGTTGACGTTCGAAAGTATAGTCGGAGTTGTTCCATACGAAATTTGGATATATCTATGTTTAACCATAGTTATTATCTAAATCAAGTATAGCTATCTCGCATCTGAGCGACTCTTCCGAGAAAGTGGAAAAGG